GAGCGATAAGAACTGGATTCCAGTTACCTGCTACTCCGCCTGTTACTGTGGAAGTATCGTTGTTTTCGTTAAGCATACCTTCTTCACGAAGTGCAATTTCTTGGTTCTCAAGAATTGCTGCTGTTACTGATTTACGATGGGTGTCTTGGATCTTACCTGCTGATTCTTCGTTCAGTACAGGTGCCCACTTTTCCATCAACTGGTCGTATGAGACTGCATTAGTCATTTTATTGGACTCCTAAATTATTTCTTGTTAGTTTTTTGGATTGCTGAGAGATACTGTGCCATTGATCCAGTCGCTTCTGAAATGGTATCACCATCGTCAGACTCTTCTGTGATATCAGCGACATCAGCAGGTTTCTTTGTGAAGTAAGATTCTTTGACAGTTGCTACTTTATTTGAGAAAGTTGCTTCGTCTTCAAAATCTACATCTGCCACGAGATCTTTAAGTTTTTCAACTTGTGTTTCAGCAAGACCAGAAGCATTTTCACGGATGATTGCATCACGCTTATATGTTTCAAGTTCTTCCATCATTGAAAGATTCTTAGCAATTGCTTCGTTAGAGGTTGCTTCTAATTCAGCAACTTCTTCTGCGAGTTGATCGACTAGGTCGACTTTAGACTCAGGAACTTCGATATAAGATTCGGTGAATAGGTCTTTAAGGGAACCCATAAACTTCTCTGCAATTTCCGTACGCAGTCCTTGTTGTACTGCTACCTGATTGTCTTCCATCCACTGTTCGACAACGTAGTTAAGATAATTATCAACCTTTTCAACGAGGTCTGATTTAGTTGATTCAACTTCCTCAGCAAGTTCTTCGTTGTACTTAGTTTCTAACCGATCGATTTCTTCAGACAACTTTGAACGGATAGCAGTTTCAAAAATGATTCCTGCCTTACCTTTAAATTCGTCTGAAAGAGTTGCTTCTGATTCAACTAGAGCATTTAGATCATCTGAAAAATCTGCCTGATACTCAACCAGTTGTGGTTGATCATCTGACTCAATTCCTTCTGCATATGATTCTGGTTTCATCATGACATTGTAACTTGCTTGAAGGGTTTCTTTCTTCATTTCACCCATTCTTTTTACCATTGATGCCATAATTGCTGCCTTAGTCTTTGGCATTGGGTCTTGTGTTTGATTTTCAGATCCGCGACTTGGTGCATCACCAGTTGCATCACCTGCTTTATCTGCTGCGTCAACTGCTTGCGCAGTTGCATTTTTAGGATCGTGACCTGCTGCTTCCATAACTTCGTCTTCTGTTACTTCGTCATGGAGTTCAACGTCCTGATCTTCGATTTTAACATCAGTCATTTTAATGTGACTCCTTTAATTTGATTTAAGCAACGAGAGGAAATTTTTAAATTCACGAACCTGTGTCTCATAAAGATCGGTGCGAGATGCTTTTCTAATTTCAGTCTCAATTTTTTCAATAGTTTGTGCCTCAATAATACCGTTGTTCCATACCCACTCTACACCTTCCATAACCCCATTAACGAATGCTGAGGGTGCAGATGGATCTTGTACGATGTCGATTGCGTTCAGCATGAAATCACCCTGAACCTCCATCACGCCATTATTGTTCTTCAAACTTCCCATACCACGAGTCGAAACGCCTAATCCAACTCCACCATCAAGCAAACCTTTTACGATGTTGCCCATCGGTGTGTCCAATATAGTCGCCTTACCCACAACATCATTTCCCTCGAATACGAGTTTTTCGATCTTGTGAGAAACCTTATCCAAGTTTACTGTAGGACCTTCAGGATGATTTAACTCACCAACTGCTCTTCCTTTTGAAACTTGTTCTGTCGTATATTTACCCAGTGCCTTTTCCATAGTTGCTTTTGGGTAAACACGACCATTTCTATTTTTAACGTTTGCCTGAGCGAACACGCCTTCGATAGCGTATTTCTTTTCGCCTTTTTCATTTGCTTCAGTGACGAATGATAAATCCTGCTCAGTGAATTCTGATATAAGTTTCATGTGTTATATGCCTTTATAAATTCTTCTGCTGCTTTGATTGCTTCTTTTTCATTTTTGTAAGAATCTAATCTATCACCGTCTACATATGAAATGAACTGGTTCTTGTCTTTATAAACTTGAACCTGTATCTTGCCAAATTTTTTATTGAAAACTTGTGTGCCAGAAGGTTTCCTTCCAGTCAATTCTCTAATTTGTGCAAACGTCTTCATTTATGTAACCTTTTTAAATATATTACCTTTATTTATAATAATATTATTCTTCAGGATCTAGAGGGAGTTCATCGTCGGTTTCGTCTTCGATTTCTTCTTCGCCCTCTTCAATGCCATCTTCTGCATCAAGGTCAAGTTCGAGTTGGTCAGTACCATCCTCATCCCCCAAGACGTCATCATCATCCTCCAAGTCTGCATCTTCTCCTCCATTATAAACCATATCAGACATACGAATTTTTTCTTGTTCTAAGGCATCGCTCATCTTCATGTTCATAATCTCACCGAAGACTTTACCTGCCTTGTTGAAATCTTGATCCATCGCTTGCTGAATCAAATCTTTTGTCAAATCACTCACTGTCATCTCCTTGAGGTTCTTCCTCATCAGGTTCTACTTCATTATCTGGAGAATCTTCTGGTTCTTCATCTGAATCATCTAATTCATCTCCACCTTCGTTTTCTTCTTCTGCCATTTCAGTTTTCATCTGTTCGATTTCTTCTTCAGATAGCATAAGAATATTTTTCATCATCCAACTCTTTGAATAGTATTCGCCAACATAACTTGCTGCGGCATCCAAAGTTTGTAGACGGTTCTGTAAAATTTCTGCATCACGAAGTTCTGCAAAATGATTATCCTTTTGATAATCAATCGTGATATCATTCTTCCACAATTCCCAATCTTCTTCTGTGATAATACCTTTAAGAATAAGTTGCTTCTTGAGGATACCATAAAAGAGGTGCGCGAACCGAGAACGAATTCTGTCAATAAACTTTTGAAACTTGAGTTCGTCACGATTGATTTCAGTTGAACGACCGAGGATACCTGCTGCGGCATCAGGTTCTAGTCTACTGATAGGAACATTTAGGGAACGATACATTCTCTTTTGAAAGTAAATGATATCGTCAATCTGACCTAAATTCTCACCTCCAGGAAGTGTAGTGATTTCAGTACCACGACCACCTTCACGACGAGGCAACCAAAAGTCTTCTAACATTGATTGGTGTTTACGGTCATCACGGATCTCACCAGTTTGTGCATCGTAAACAAGTTTGTTACGATACTTCGCCATGATGTCTTTCATATACTGCTCGGACTTACCGCGAGGCAAGTTACCAACATCAATATAAAAGATACGACGTTCTGGTGCACGCGATAGACGGTAGATAACCAAAGCATCTTCCATCATCCGCAACTGATTAATAGGTTTCAAACCTTTATGTAAATGAGAAACAATCTTTTTACGATCTTCGCTGAGTAGACCTGATGTTACATAACTGACTGAGTCGTCTGTCATTTTAACGCCAGAAGTAGATTGTCCTGGTTTTTCCTGATATACAAAAAACTCTTCAACGTTTTCTACGAGTTTAGCACCTGTAACAGGATCTTTTTTGTATTTGACCTTTTTTACTTTACGCATTCTTGCTGCGTCAATAGGTCTGATTTCTTTAATCCCCTCTTTAGGGTTTTCTTCATTAACTACAAGGTGGTGGTACAAACGTCCGTCAACATACCAGCGACGGAAAATATCGTGACCGAGTTCCTTGAAGTTCATCATTCCATAGATACCGTCAAATTCTTCTTTAATTACTTTTTTGATACGGTCTGGTGCTTTTACTGCATCCATGTTTATATCGAGATTTTGCTTCAGATCTCCTGAACTGATTGATTCGTTTATGATATCTTCGATTGCAGCATCCACTTCTGGGTGCATTGCATTACCGCGATATTTCATTATCATCTGATAGTTGTCTTTAGAGTCGTCACCATCCATATTAAGATACTGACCAAAGTGACCCGACCCACTAGCAGTAGCATAACTTCCTCCCTCGTCATCACGAGCAGGAACTATAGAAGGAAGAACTTTTTCTTCTTCTTTCTTTTTCTTTCTAGATATTTGAAATCCAAAAAGATTGATACCTTCTGATTCTGCCATTTCAATTCCTTAAACTGTTAGTGTGAACGGCAGGGGAGAAAGGACTAAAATCAACCCTGCCGTTCTATAGTTATTTAGGTCGTTGTATCAGACTCATAATACTGGTAAGACCATGTGCAAGTGAAGTTCTCAATCGCATCATTTGAAGAATAATCCAACGCAATTTCTGAAACGTTTGCTGGATATGCTCCACGGAAAGTGTATGTCTTTAACACTGCACCGTTACGATCGAGTTGTTCTACTTTGAGGTCTGCTTCGTATGCAATCGGGGATTCTAACCCTGTATTTGCACTATGAGCATTGATGCCGTTCATCCAACGTTCAAGTGAATTACGTACAGCGAAGTCAGTGTCGTTGACGATAGTTGTCGTCCACTGATCAAAGGTACGATCACCTGCCATCTTCAATTGACGACCACGAAAAGGAACAACTATTTCACCCATCGCTGATGCTGGCAAAGACGCTGCTGACACCATAAATGATGTTAGT